CCAGCATTATCGTATGCACCTGAATCTCCACCGCCGCCTGAACCTCCAGAGCCAACGGACCCCCCAGTATAAGGAGAACCACCACCTCCACCAGCGTATGTCACACTACTACCACTTATGCTATTTGCTCTCCCAGCACCGCCATCGCCCCCATTATTACTAGTACTGCCTCCCCCAGCATTAGTTCCATTGCCGCCACAGCCACCTCCACCGCCTCCAGCATAATTTGGGGCGGCAATTCCACTTCCTCCATCACCTCCATAATGAGATGCTCCCCCACTATCAGCTTCGTTAGATGTGGCTCCTGCTCCTCCAGCATTAGTGCTACCTCCACCTGACCCACCTTGCAGGGCTACAGCACCAGCACTACCAGCACCTCCACCACCCCCTTTGGCTGTGATTGATAAACCACTTGAGTCAGAGCCGCTTGTTCCAGATTGTGCTGAACCAGAACTAGCATTACCAATACCAGAACCACCAGCACCCACAACAATTGAATATGCTCCTTTTGTTCGAGTATGCCCTGATTTTTCCTGCATTCCTCCAGAGCCACCTCCACCAGATTGGTGTCCTTTTCCACCAGAGCCACCTCCACCAACAACAAGTATTTGGATATCGGAGTTCACTGTGCCTACAGAGGTTAAATCAAATGTACCAGATGCGTTAAAGGTATGAACTTTAAAATCACCATCAGTCGTAATTGTTCCACCAGTAGCCTCATTATAGTCTGTCGGAGGAGCTGCAGCACTCGCAATCCATATAGAACCAAACATTATGAAAACGCCAATTGTGGTGCGCCCAACAAAATCCTATTTGCAGCAACTACAAAATAAGGAATTATATCAGTTGCACCTCCAGCCGTAGAAAGTGTAATTCCTGAACCACCAGCACTTTCATAATCTGTTCCAAGAGTTAAAGTTCGACTGCCTGTTCCATCTTGTATGCACACAATAATTCCAGATTGTCCAACATTTTCTGTGGATGGATTTGCAAGAGTGACATTTCCAGTAAACGTCAAAATATGATTTTGATATGCATTAAAATCTAAAGTTACGCTTCCAGTGTTTGACGTATCTGTATTTGTAGCACCTAGTGCGGCTTTTCCAAATGATGTTATTTGGTTTTCATCAATAGAAATAGCTGGCGTTGTGCCTACAGTTGACCCTAATCCTATTATTAAATCATCAGCACTGTCATCTAACCCCATGTAATAATCTTGAGCATTGCCGTCAAAAACTATTTTTGTATCTACAGCCGCACCATCACCAATTATTACAGAATCATCATCAAGTGTAACAATTGCATTTGTGCCTACAGTTGAACCAACGCCTAGCACTAATTTATCTGCGCTATCATCAAGACCCATATAAAAGTCTTTTGCATTGCCATCAATTACTAGTTTAACATCAGTTGCGGAGCCAGCCCCTAATGTTAAATCTCCATCAAATTTTACATTCCCTGCGTCTACCCATAACGCATAGTTACTGGAACCTTCCGAAGGTGCGCCTGATACATAAAGAGATGCGGCGGCTGTTACTGTGCCTGTCGCTGTAATATTCGGTTCGTTAATTTCTAATGACGCAACCACCGCTGTTGTTCCACTAGGAACTGTCACCGCCCCTGCTGGAGCAATGTTAAAATGAGCATACGCTGTGTTTGCCTGTGCCGTTAATGCTGCAGGGGCAACTAAATGAAAAGCACTTGAATTAGTTGAGTCATGTCCAATGCGTTCCGTAATTGAATTTGCAACAGTTATATCAATTCGGTCATCAGCCGTTGCACCTATCTTTGTATCTGCATCTGCATCCAATTCAATAACTTGACCATTTAAATCAAATGCGCCTGTCATGTAGTTTTCGCCATTCTTAGCAATACAGGCATTTATTCCATCAGATAAATCTTGGTCATGCGTGTCGTGTCGATTGGAAACTATTTTAGTTCCAGCGTCTTTGTCTTGCGTCCACACTGTCGATCCTGTGTGAGTGCCATTAGTTCTGCTAAAGGCTCCGCTACCATTCCATGCCATATTTTTTACTCCTTTATTTTTTTATCTACGATTTCTTTCTGCTATGCTTCCAGCAATTAAAGCGGATGCAAGTCTATTTTGATTTTGTTGATTTAAAAATACTTCTGAAGCTGGCTTTCCTTTTAGCATTCTTAAAGTTTCTATATTAGCATCACGATCTTGATTAAATAACATTTTTGCTAGTTCTTTTGCTGTTTCACGATTAGGTCTTCTAATAACTTTTCCTGCAACCCGCGCTCCTTGCCTTCCTAAACCAATCGCATCGCCCCGACCTACGTCAATTGCAACATTAGCAGCATCTGTAACATTTAATGATTTTGCTCCAGCAAGTTTGTCTGCGGTTTGCGAACCCAACATAACTTGTTTTTTAGTTTCTGCAAATTCCGCTTCTCTTAATATTTCTTTTTTAAATTCTAGAAAATTTTTGCGTGAAGGAAATAATCGCTCTAATTGTTTTTCTTGTCTTGGAGAACCAAATAGTGCTGTTGTTCGATCTCTTCCTCTAACACCTTTTTCTATTTTTTCAATAAGCGCATCTGCTACCCCTGTAAGGTATTCTGTTTTTTCTGCGCCTGACATATTATCAAGCAAATCAGTTATACGTTTAGGATTTTCTTTTAAAAAATTGCGTCCTAACTTTAGAGCATCCTCTAATCCCATATCATCCGAAAATTGTTGCAGAGCTTTCCCATAAGCTGGATTTTCTTCAACCATTGCTTCTCGCAAATTGTTTGCAAGTTTTTGATTTAAATATTGGTTATCTCCAGGATTTCTAGCTCGTTTTCCAACAAATTTGTAGACTTCATCTAACACTTCTGGATGGTTGTCTGGCAAATCTTTGTACCCTGGAACTTGTTTTATTTTTTTAATTAAAGATTTAATTGTAGGGTTTTCCATTAATTCTTTAATGCTTTCACTGGAGTATTCAGGAATTGCTTTATTTGCTTCTTTATAAGCCTCGTTTGCAGTTTGTTTACGAGCTATTACTAATTGTTTTCCTCTTGTATACGCATCATTTGTTTTTGTTAAATGATTTTCAACTGCATCTGATAATCTGTCAGGTTGCGCCCTTGCTCTTCTTGTATAAATTCTATCTGCTATAGTAGTGCCTGGAACTCTTGTAGCCCTAACATCTCTAGCTAAAAGTTGGGTTTCTGGAGTAAGGTCTGCAATCGTTGCATCTGGGCCTAATCTATTCAATCTTTTTTCTGCTTGGTTAGAACCTCCAACTAATGCTTCTGCAAGTTTTTTTTGCGCTCGTGATCTTACATTAAATCTTGAAAAAATTGGTTGTGCTATTTTGCTTGCTACTGATGTTGCACCAGGAATAAACCCTCCTAAAGTGCCACCAAATGCCCCTCCTTTTAATGTTTCTTTTATTGGTTCTTTTTCAGAAAACCCATAACCTCCTAAAGCTCCAAACCCTGTTCCTCCTATTATGCCACGACCTATTCGACCTAATGTAGTTGGGGCTGATTTAATCAAACTTTTAATTACAGGTCCACCAGTAAAAACGCCCCCTACTATTTCTGCTCCACCACCTAAATATGGATTTTGTTTAAGATAATTTCTTCTTGCTTGTTGTTTTCTTTCTATTGACTTGTCATATGATTTCCCAAAATCAGCTTCTTTTTCGGGATTTAAAGCGTCTCCAATAAATTCTCCAGTAGCTTCACCTAATGCTCCAACTTTATTTGAAAGCCCAAAAGTCATTCCACCTACAATTGCATCTTGTAAATCATACTCTGTTTCAGAATTTTCTGTTTTACTTTGAAAATTTTTTATTTCGTTAGCAATAATTGTAGCCGCTTCTGTATCTCCTGCTTCGTGTGCATTTTTTAAGGCTTGAATTGCTTTTTCTAAATTCATTACTTTATACCTAATTTGTAGTGTATTGTTCTATTAATTCTTGAGCTTTTTGAGAAATTCCAGAACCTGCATTTTTTATTGTCAGTAATCCTGTATTTTTAAAAGGTGCTTCTTTATAAATTTCTTTAAAGGATTCTATTTCTCCACTGATTCCTTTTTTATAAAGCCTAACAGCTTCTTTTACGTTTTCTCTTAATGTGTCCATGTCTGTAATCGTGTCTAAACTTCCTATTGTAGAAGTTAACAATTCCATTTCTGATTCACTCAATGCACCTAATGTTCCGCCTTGGGCTTTTATAGCTAATAATTTATCTAACCCAACAAGCCCTTTAAATTGAAGAACTGTTTGGTCAAGTTTTGCTTGATCTCCACCTGGGGATACTACCCTTCCTACTACTCCTGTTCTCCCACTAACAAAAGCAGATTGAGTTTCTTTAATTAATTTTTTCATATTTTTTTCAATAGCGGGTATAGCATCAATTTTACTTTGTATAAACCTTAGTTTCCCAGGTTTTTCTCCTTCTCTTTTAATTTTTAATTTTGCTAATGATTGTGCTTCTGCCACTTTTCCTGCTGTTTTTACGGCTAAATCTGATTTAACTTCAGCTAATGTTGGAGGTTTTGGGGAACCACTTGTTGGAGGTTTTGTGGAACCACTTGTTATAGGAATATTTAAAGAACCATTTGAAGAAACATTTGGAGAAGCAGTTGTCATAGCATTAAAATCGGAACGCGTAAGAGCAGGTAGCCCCACTGCGTTTCTTTGTATATTCAGCTTTATTAACTCTCTATTTACATCTTTTTCTTGTCCATACGTATTTTTTAGCTTTAATTCATCCCTTTTATCTCCTAGAGTTATTTCTCTCATTGCTAGTGCTTGTGCAAGAGCATTTTTATTAGCTATATTTTTCATTTGTAATTGGAAGGCTAAATCTGCTGTTTCTGGAAGACTTGCAAGCGTTTGAATTGCTCCAGACATATTTCCTTCTTTTGTTTCATATTTAGGCACTGCATTAATTAGTGGTGCATCAGAACCTACCATTACCTTTGTGGGTTGCAATTGACTTAAAGCTCTTCCCATAATTTCTGCTTTTTTAGCTTTTTTAGCTTTTTCTGCTTTATCAGCCTCACCCAATGATTTATAACCAAAATAGGTATTTGCAAGATTAGATATTGCTTGCAAAGGATGCTGAACAGGTTGCCGTGCATTACCTAGCAACATTGACGCTAACATACGTCTTGAAGATGGTGTCATGGCTTAAACCCTCCCATTGCGCCAACTAACCCTATACCGCCAAGATTAGCTAAACCGCCCATTGCCGCATTTTGAGCTGCCATTTGGTTGGCATAATTACTTTGATTTATGCCTGATGCTAAACCATAAGCCCCTGACACATCTGTAGGAGCAACATTTACTTGCCCCCCACTCATTGGAGTTGGCCCTTGTATTGCTGGGCCACCTTGAAGCAAAGCCGCCAATTCATTAATTTGTTGATTACGCCCCATAAGTTGTTCGTTTAAATATTGCTGTCGGGCTTGGTTGATTGCGTTCATATCAAATGTACGCTCTCCTAATTGTTGCCCCCTTGTTTGTAAAGCATTAGCAAATAATCCTTGACGCATAGCTTCTCCAGCAGAAATAGCATCGTACCCTGCTGCTATACCAGCGTCACTCCTACGTCTTGCAAATTCATCCATTGCTCTTGTGTACGCTTCACTGCCTCTACCTATTCCTTGATTTGCAAGTTGGGTTTCTAATGCTTCTTGTTGCAAATCAAACTGAGGGTTCAAACGATCCATAACTCTATTAAAAGCTGCATCTGAAGCTAACTGGCTTGCGCTTGCAAAATCGCCTTGACCTGGAATTGCTTGCAACCCCGAATAGTCTATCCCTGTTTGATACGCTGGCGCACCTTCTAAAGAAAAGGCTTCTGTTGGAAATTGACTTATAGCACCTTCTGCTAAACCCAACATATTGCCACCAATGCCCATTTGTTGGTCATAAAGAGCTTGTGAAGTAGGAGACAAAGTTTGATCTACACGAGTTCGATCGTCACCCATATCTGTGTACGTTACAGACCCAAATGGAGTGTAAGTATCCATTCTGTTTAATCGTGCATTTAATCTTGCAACGGCCTCATTAGAAGCTCCTTGCGCTCCAATTAACGATTGCGGATTAGGCGCAGGGGGAGGAGTTGGTGATGAAAACAAATTTTTAATGAAACTCATAATTCTCTCCTTAATAAAACAGCCACTTTATCATATCCTTTCAAGGCTTTTTCCCAACCAGGTCTGCCCATTATTTCTACTCTTTTATATCCATTAGTAATAGCATAATTTGTAATTTCTTTTTCTATTTCAAACAACTCATTAAGATCGCCACCAGCTAAACCTATTCTTAAAGTGTCTCCATCAGACGCGGTAATTGCGGCACTATGTTCTCTGCTAAAAAAAGCAAACTCTCCATTATTTAATGCTTCTTTAACTTCTGCGTATTTTATGCCATCGCCCATTTGAGCTGCCTCTTCTAAGAGAGGCCACGCATTATCTAAGTCCAGTGCCATTTTTATATTGAACATCTACAGCGTGCCATGTCACACCTTGATTTGTTGTTGATGTTCTTATCCTAATTGCCGCATTATATCCAACGCCTGTAACACTGCGCCATGTTTGAATAGGCTCCGAATCAGAAGCCCATGCCGAAACATCCCATGTTGCAACGTCCCATTCGGCTCCCTCACTTGATACAGAGCTTGGTGTAAAAATACTTGTGCCGTCTTTAAAGTCTACATCAAAACCTATACTAACAGGCAATGCGCCATCAGAGGCGATAATTGGCCGTATAAGGGTGAATTGTTTTAAAATGCCCCTACCACCAAAGTATTGAAAAGAAGTCTTCCCACTGCCTTCTATGGCGGTTCCAGCGTCATTTGCACCTGTATCTGCCTTATATACTATCCCTGCTCCACCAAAATATAAATCACCTTCGTGAACGCCCCAAGCATTTCCATTCATACCTGTAAACCGACACCATGAACCTGTCGTTAAATTAACTACATATTGGTGATAATCTCTAACTGTAGAATTTGGGACATTAAACAAACCAAAACCACCTTTTGGATATAATATACTCTGCCATCCAAACGTGCCTTTAAAATTTCTTGCAGCTTCTTTTACTGAACCTGATATTTTATCCGATATAGCCGCACTTGGCGCACTTAACCCTAATGGTAAAATTTTTGATAAAGGCAAAAAACCATTTTCTGTTGTAACAATTAAATCAGCCCCAACTTTTTCAACGCATCTTCTGCCAATTGGTCTGCCAATATTAAAAACACCGACTAAATTCCAAGCATCTGCACTTCCAGGATTTGTTCCTGCATAAACAATTGCCTCGCCTTCACTTGTAAGAAATACAGCTAAATCATCAGAACCATCACCGCCATCTCTCGTCCAAGTGCCTATGGCTTGCAATGATCCACCTTTTTGAGCAATAGAAGCTAAATCAAAAGTTGCTACTGTTCCAGCTACACTTGCAACAGGCAAATAACCAAATTTTAAACTGTTAATTAAAACAAAAAATAACCTTGTTTTATGCGCTGTTACATTAACAATTGTTGAACCTGTAACTCCAGAAATAGAAGGTGTTGCCCATGATGTGCCATTAAAATGTCTGGGAGAATCCGCACCATTGCAAATCCACAAAAAATTACCACCACTTGTTCCAAAGTTTACATATTGAAATTGACCATTAGATAAACTGGAAATTGCGGCTGATCCTACAGCCCCCGAACTTGTAACATCGTAAACATTGCCCCCACTGGTAGCCGCAAACAATTTACTTGCTGAACCTGATTTGTAAGGCATGATTGACTCAACTGCATCAGTTAACCCTGTCGCATGGGATGCACTGCCCTTTCTTAATCTTACCTCACTTTCATCAGGAAAGAAATTATCAAGAATAATAGCATCTGCTGGCCCCATCATGTCTACTGCATCACGAGTATTCCAACCGCCTATAGGAGCAGGGATTGCTGTGCCTTGTGCTTGCCTCATTATTTCCCTCTAATTTGATTTTTTTTATTGCTCATGTGCTATCACTTTTTTGTTTTAAATTGTTTAAAAATTTTGTATAATATTTAACTTTGAAGGAGAAACAATAATGTTTGTTCAAGATCAAGAAAAAGCTATTTCTAACATTTACAACACACTAGAACGCCTTGCTTATAATGCTTTAAATACTTATGAGTCAACGTGCTTTGCCGAACTTCCTGATAGTGCCAAAAATTTTTTATTAAGCGAACAATCACGCCTTTTTAATTTACACCAAGTGTGTCGAGAAGATTACCTTGGCGACTCAGAATTTATTGCTATTGATTAGATTCTAAAAACTTCATTACGCCTGACAACCATTCATCATTAGTAGGTTGCAAAACAGGAGTCATTTGAAACGCTCTATTGTCACTAGCCATTGGCGAACCACTTTGTCTTCGCAAATTATACCATTCTGGAAACAAAACGCTTCGTGGAACCGCTTTTTTTAGCCCCCCAAGATAATTTCCACCAAGGTCAACAGAATATGTGCCATGTGGCATACTTAACTCACTTGTTGGTTTTTGTATTCCAGAAGCATCCATTCTTGCTATAGATTGCCCTCCATATTGCTCAACGCCAGAAGGCAAATTTCTGAGCAATGGGTCTTGGATAGCGTACCTTGCTTGCGTAATGTTTGGAAACCCTTTATCTCGCCACTCAGCTTTATCCATAAATTTAAATAAAGCAGCCCTTCTTGTCCCAGACTTGTTTAACCAAACATCAAGTTCTGGCGAATCTAGCCCAGGAAAATCCTTTGTCAATTTTTCAGATTCTTTTTGTTTTTTAAATCTTTCATTAAAATTTTTAATATCTTTTTTACGCAAATCTTTAGGATCGAAATTTCGTAAAGCAACATTTCTTGTCATATTTGCAAAATCTGAAGCTGTGCCACTCATAGCACTATAAGTGCCATATACAGGTTTACCCTCTGCCGATTGCACTTTTTTACTTAATGATCTAATAACATTTGGATCAGATGCCCATGCGCCTGTACCTTTGCCACGCATATATCCCATACCACCATCTAGTGGTATAGGGACGTTTAAATCTTCTCCTAGTAATTGGGTAATTTTTCCAACGCCTGTTCTATCGCCCACTAAATTTAAAAGATACCCTTCGCTTGCAAGGTCTTCTGGAGATATTATTTTAGTTGGCACATAATCAGACGTTTCTTTAACTGTTGTTCCTTTTTTTAAAAGCTCTGGCAAACTAGGATCTATTTTGTAATTTGAATATGGTGCATCATACAATAATGTTCGACCCCCTACATTCGCACCCAGCACAGCCCCTTTGGGAACACCCCCAAGAAGCCCACCGACAGGGGCTGACAGCATTCCAATATCCAATGCCGTCTTGGTGATCTCCCTTGGGTCTACAGAGCGTTCTCCACGAAGCATTTGCCCCATACCAACCAAACCCTGCAAAGGGTCAAATAAAAGGCTTGGCATAGCAAATTCTCTTTGCTCATACTCGCTGACATCATCAATCGGGTCAGTAACTGTACGTTTTAAATATGGAGCTAACATTCCTCTGTAGCTCACCGACCTATCAGGATATAAAAGTGCATCCGCTAATGATTGCCGATTATAAACTGGCATTTTTTATGTCCCATAATTAGACGATGGAACATTAACTCCAAGAAAGCCATAATTTAACCCACCCATATCAATATTAGGTTTAGCCCCATCTTGGCCTCTAACAATTTCAAGCCTTTCACGATAATTTGAAAATGCTGTTGTAAAATCTAATCCTCTGCCTTGCAACCATCTAAATGTTACACCTAGAGTCATTAGCTCTTCATCAAAAACAACTGTATTTGCGTCATTATCAAATGCTGAACCATCAGCAACAGCAGGAGAAGCACCTGATCCTGTGTCAACCCAGTTTTTAGAATAATATTCAAACTTGACTGTTTGGCTTGCAACAGGATTAGGAGTGAACAGTATTGAACCACCTCTTATTCTAAAGTAGTTTGTTACTCCACTTGTAACATCAGATTTTTCTCTTTGCCATTGAACATCAGTTAAAGGGCCATAAATCTTTTCACTCGTTGTTCGATTCCACATTGTATCATTTGCAAACCTATCAAAGTCTGATGCAACAGTTGTCATCACTCCTTGGCTTTCTTGAGCTGCCGTAGTTAATGATCCTTCTTTTTGTAATATTTCCCAATCATACACGCTAGCAAGATGTTTTCCTTCTTGTGATGCCGCTCGCAATAATTGCCGAACTTGTGGATCTGTGTTTGAAATAACAGACTCAGGCCGTTCTAAACCAATCTCATCTGTTGCCCCAGTTATAATAGTTAATAACGTCATGGCGCAATAGCTCCAACAGCATCAGGCACTAAATTCAACAATTCTCTTGCACTTTGCCTGTGAGTGTAAGCACTCATTCCCACAGCTTCTAAACCACCATCATTTACAGCGGCTAATTGTTCTGCCGTATGAATGCCATTAACTTTTAATTTAGAAGCTAATTTAGGCCCAATACCTTTAACATCTGTCAAAGGCGTTCCATCTGTAACAACATCATCTTTGCCACCTGCAAATGCTTTCCATTCATCAGGAAATTGCTCTTTGTGTTCTTCAGTTACTTTTAAAACAACTGTTGAAGGGTCTCCAATAATAGAAATTTCAACCAATGCAACTTTTGTTGTTTCTCGTTGTTCTTCAAAGAACTTGGCTCTAATGTTTTTTGCCATGTTTATTTCCTTTTAACAGGTCTTTTCTTGCCACCACGCTTCATACCTTTTTTCTTACCCATAGCCATTTTCAAGTCTCCTTCTTTCAAGAACTAAAGTTTCAAAAATATGTGTTGGAAATTTACGATAATAACCAACACCTTCCAACGCAACACTTGCTTTATTAAGTGCTGTTAAACTTTGTATAAAAACCATGACATAATCGTCAACACTTGATTGCCAATCATTGTCTAACAAATAATCCTCGCCTTTTTCTGGTGGATAATCAGGATGAAACAGCATCAAATGTAAATCGTTTTTAGCGTTTTTCTTGTTCCACTTCGTAATCCATCTATCCCATACATCATAAGATTTTAGATTAAAAGTCGTCCAGATAACCATGTCTTTCTTTGCAGGATTAAAACTGCCAATCGCGCTTTTTAAATCGTCTATATTTTCACCTGTTAAAACATCAACTTTATTATCTTTCCACGCTTTTTCTGCATAAGGACAAGCCTTGAGGCCAGACAAATGAGGATTTGGTATTTCTAAAACCTCTTTTGACCAGCCTTTAATATCATCAATAACATTGCTTTCAATTTTGTTCATGCTTTAGCTGTTTTCGCTGCGTTTTTAAATGCGGAGTCAGTTGGCGCACCTTTTGCACCTTTTTTTCTTTTCGTTTTGTTTTTACCTGCGCCAAGTTTAACTAAATTAACGTGCTTGTATAAACTTGGTTTTTGACTTTTTAATTTCTTAATTTTTTGTTGTTTTGTTACCATCATGCCCTCTTTGATTTTGTCCCTGCACATTTCCATCTTTTACGACTTAATCTCATTGGCGAATTAGGATTTTTTGCTGATTTAGGAAACTTTTTCATTTGACCAGCACTTCTAGCACAATAAGCATCTCCTTTTGAAGTTCCTGGCCTTACTCTTGCCCCACCGCCTTTAGCTTTGCCAGCTTGTCCATAAGATACACGTTTCCCAGATGCTGTAACTTTAACTTTTGCTTTTCCTTTTTGCGGTTTAGCCACTTTATTTCTTTCATAAAAAGAAAGGGGGGCAAAAGCCCCCCAATCTACTTGTTAGAACGGAAAATCACAGACAATTTCTTTATCAGAAATATCCCCTGCAATTGCACAAACATTATCCGTTACCGCGCCAGATACATCTAGCGTACCATCGCCAGAACCTGTTGGAGTAAGAGGATCGCCATCTGCGCCCGCTGTTAAAGCTATAGTCAAAGTTGCTGCACCTTTAATTTGAATCCAACAATATTGACCATCCGTAGGAGTCGATTTAAGAACACCAGCACCAATCTCAACAGAGTCAGATAAGTCACTAGTTACTTGATTGTTCTTATAACCATCCAAAGTGTAGTAGTAAGCTACTTGACCAGCAACAGCCGCAACTGAACCTGATCCTGTGTCATACTGTACCCACTTGTAAACAGCCGAACTCCCATCATTCATTCCTAGCTGACCCAATTTGAAGTCACAAGTGCTAGAAACAAGGGTCTCATCAATGCCTAATTGATACATATTCAATCCTCCCTTTATGCTACAATTACGCCTTGGACTGAGCGATTGGAACAAGTCATGTTCCCAGCCCATACCATTGGCATAACCATAGCGTCTTGATTAGTGGAAGCCTTTTCACCTAAAGGCACAAATTCACGACCAGCCGCTGGACGCATGAACAAATAATCAGTGTTCAAAAAGTACATATGGCTTGCAGGAGCTTGGTCATCATAGAACACAGGTGCGTCCATGAAAAGCAAGTTCATAAAACCAGCCGCGGCTTTGCTATCGGATGCAAACCTTTGATTGGTCTGCAAGCTACTCCAATAGTAGGTGAAATAAACATTATCAGCCGTAATTACGTCTGGCTTGTCTGCACCACGAATGGTTGAAAGCCAAAGCGTATTCATTGCGTTCTGAATTGTTGTTGCTGAAGGTGTAACACTTTCACCAGAAAAATCATAAAATTGGTTTTTCCAAAAAGTGTAAGTTGAGGAATCAATTCCACCAACTGTACCTGTGCCAGCATCAGCAACCAGGCTTTGAAGGCCACCAATTTCCTTGCCGTCATTTCCAGTTCCTGTTGCGTACATTGCTGTTGCAAAAGTATTTTTCAATGACTTTTCAAGGTTGCGAATACGAGACTTTAAAAGATTATGAACAGCTTCACGACCACTGTTCTGTACTTCTTCAAGACCCGATATAACTACGTTTCCAGCTAACTGCTTGTAATTAAACTCCGCAGCCGTGAAAACATCGCTTGGTGACGTATCAAGAACTTCATAACCAGAATACCACTTTGATGTGGAGTTCACAGCATACTCTAGCTCTTGAACAATTGTGCGACCTGTAGCAGGTTGCTTGTTCCCTTTATCGTCCATGTGACGCATAAGGGCATTATGATTTGTAACATTATCCGCAAGGACTTTTGAGTAACCTTGAAGAGTAGTTGTTACAATTTCAGTAAACGATGAGTTTGGACTCGCCATTTCTCAACACTCCTTAGTTGATTAAAGTTAACTTTACTAGTAACCAGCTTTGTCTAAATTTTGACCTATAACACCATCTAAATCAGTTGCTTGAATAGAACCAGCAGGGGGATTTGATGATCTCCTTGTTGGAACTTTTTTTGCTTTGGCAATCGCTTCTTGTCTGCGTTTTTCCTCTGCTTTTTGAATTTTTGTACGCTCTGCCTCTAGGCTTTGCTGATACAACTCGTCATCTAAACGAAGTGCATAAGTATATGCTTTTTTCATATCTTCACCTACTGCGCCAGATTGCATTAAATGCCCCATTGTTTCACGGAGCTTTGCAAAATGTGGGTGCTTTAGGTCACCACTTTCGTCTTTTTCATGTGCAAATGATTCTATTTTGTCATAAAGCCCAGCTTGGTTTTCTTGTGCCGCTCTTGCTTCATTTTGTTGTAGATATCCTTGTAGACTTTGAACTTGTTGCTGTAAAGCGTTCAAACGTGGGTCAGGCTGTTGTGCCATTTCCACTGGTTGCGATAGGGCTTCAAGATTTATCCCATAATTTTGTGCTAAGTTTTGGATGGCCCCAGTTGGGTTTTCTTGCAACATTCGATCTGCTCTCATAAGTCTGGCAACATATTCAGCTTCACTGATGCCTGACTGTTGAAGGGCGGGACGAATTGGTGCTAACACATGATTCAAGGGTTCCAATGCTTGTCTATATTGAGCTATCTCTTGAGTTTTTCGGGTATAATCAGCCGTCATAGATTTGTCACGCTCTAATGCCCATTCCTGTGCATCACGCTTCATACCTTTAAACCTCTGTTTATCCCCTGCCGACCAATGTTGCGGAGCTTCTAAAGGTGGAACTTCTTCGGTTTCCTTTGTTTCTTCCACTATCTCTTGATCTATCTCGCCCTCGCTGGCCTCAACTTCGGGTGGAGGTGCTTCGTCTTGGGCGTTGTCTTCTTCTTGAACCTCAACGTCTTCAGAGGTGATCCCATCGTCTTGAGGCTCTTTGGGTTCCTCTTTTTCTGCAAACTCTTTTTCAATGTTTTCAGTTAACATTTCACTTAGTATATCTTTATCAGCGGTTTCTACTTCAGAAACATCTTGACCCGCCGACTCCTTTTCGGGAGTGCTGTCAGCCATTTTTTTCTCCTTTTGTTAAAAATAAATTAAAATTATTCGTGTTTATCCATTTCTACTATCCCACCAACTTGGCTTAACAGATGAGGTGTAGTCATTGCCACATTGCCGTACCTGATGCTTGCGCTCATGGTCTCTTATTTGGGATCGTGAACTCAAAACAGTGCCATCAATTGGTGATGTAAAAGGCTCAACATCACTTATTACAGCGTAACCTTTGCTTTGATGTGGAGTAGTTTTCAAAATAACTTTTCTTGTTCCATGATCGTAAACATAAGTCTTTCGCATTACATCATCCCTGCGCCTTTTAATAACTCTATTTCTGCATCTGTCATATTCTTTTCTCTGGCAATTTGTGCATTAACCGCCATTTGCTCACGATCTATTTGTGCGTCCTGACCCATTTTAGCCATTTCTAACTGGCCTTTTTGTTGAAGCTCTGCGCCTTTTAACTGACCTTTTTGCTGTAATTCTGCATTTTTCAATTGGGCTTTTTGTTGTGCTTCAATCATTTTAGGATCAGGTGGTGGCCCTTGCTGTTGCATTTGCTGTTGCATTTGTTGCTGTTGTTGCATTTGTTGCATAGAATTTTGTTTAGCTTCATCAATTAAATCTTCAAACTCTCTTCCTATTTTAAATCCTCTAACCATAAATTCTAATGATTGAAACGCAATAGGTGTTAATTCTGGGGCAACTTGCACAATGCTTATTGCTTTTTCAAGATAAGCCCCCATTGTGTTAACAAATTCTATTCTGTTTCTTTGCTCCATTTGTGCATCTTCAAACACAGTTGAATCAGTTTCTATATCAATGCGATAAGATCGAAGTTTATCAGATCGCATAATTTGTAACATTTCTGGCGTAACTTGCAACCCTGTCATATTTTGCAATATGTAAGGCTGAAAATGTTCTGCAATTAATTCGGCTCTTATTCTGTAAAGATCACGAATAAACCTTTGAACTTGATCTTGCCTTTGTTTTAATCTCATTGACCCAAATTGACCTTTTAACCTTTGAGCCGTTGCCGTTTCATTGGGATTTGTTGACCCTCGTATAACGTCACTGATGCCAGTAACTTCATAAATGGTTTGTATGAGTTGCGCCCTTTGTTGATATAACCCTGTCAAAACCCCAGCCGTTTGAGATATATCTTCGGTTTGCATAGATTGAGCTAAACCGCCTTTTTGAGCTAAATTTGCATAATTATCCGCAGGAATAAAAACATTATCCGCAGCCTCTGCTAATTTTGCTAACTCTGGAATAGAGCCATCATAAATACCTCTGCGCCTTAACCCATCAGTTAGCTTTGCAATACGAGTTGTAATTCTGTCTAACTCATCTGCTTGATCTTGATATAACCTAAATTCTGGAACAGGCACACCCGAACCATTGGTCTTAATTGAAATAATTGGTTTTGGTGTTGGGAAAAAGTTTTCAAGCTCATAAGGATCATCTTCTTCTAATAGTAAGGCTGGAAAACCTTTAACAACATAATACCGCTTTCGTGTGTCTTCGCACCATATTTCCCAAACTTCGGCTCTGCGAAATACATCATCTGAGTTATATTCGCCAGTTTCAGATGGCGACCAATTTAACGGCACTTTATCAGCATGAGTTGGCGATAAGTCACGCAAATCATCTCTGGTCATAAGATGCCTTCTTGCTTTCCACCTTACATCTTCTGGTCTTTTTGCTGGGCTTTCTCTGTAATCTTCCCAATGCACATACTCAAAATAAACTCGTTGATCGCCAATTTCTTCTATTTTTTCACCTGTAGAAAATCCAAATTCATCTACGGCATCCACCTCAATCATTATATCTTCTTTAACTACCCAGACAACGCCTCGACCTGGTAACAAGTAATCCTCAATCGCCCCAGCAATTATATCTCTTTCATCATAAACATCCGAACTATATTCTAATGCTCTTTCTAACAATTCCGCTACTTGTCTGCCATTGGGGTCACGATCTAAATAACGTCTTCTAATCTCAGGCTTTGCCATCCTAGCAAACAGTGCGCCTTTTAATGTTTCTGTATTTGACCACAGGATATTAAATTTCTTTTCTCTGCCAATGCCTGACATTTCTTTATCTGCACGATAGCGGTCAACAACATCTTCACCTTCTTCTCGCCATTCTCTTTCCTCGTCATCCGAAGAATTTAATTCAATGTCCCAATAACGAGCAAGCCCTGCCGACCCTTTATATTCGTCCATACTTTCAATTTGTTCACTCATATTGATGTCACCGAATTAAAGTTATATTTGCCTTCTGCAGCTGCTATACTTTGAAGAGCTTCATTTAAATTTGTATATCCTTCTGCATTTGCGCCCCATTCAGAACGATCCCAAATTGCATTATTCCATCCGCTTTGCATTGCATTGCGCCACGCTAACATTCGGCCTGGAAAAGAGCCAACAGGAATATTATTTAAATCAAACAATGCGTGCCAATCTCCCATGTAAGTATGTGCTGTGCCAGTTAAATCTCTTACACTTTGCTGAACTAAAGATTGATTGCTCATATTGAAGTTACCGCGTTCCAATTATTTCGACTCTTAGAAACAGCAAAGGCTTGCATAGCCTCATTGATATTTGTGTAGCTCGTAGATAATTCACCATTAATCCACGCTAATAACTTTTCGTTAAAAGTTACACCACCTGTTCCAGAGTCAGAAAATTCTTTCATAAAATCACCATTGAAATCAAGAGTTGTGCTTGTTGCACTTCTGATTGAGGCTTGTAAATTTGACTGATTGCTCAAAATTCTGTCCTTTTCTCTCCGATATTTTCAAATAAATCATTTATTGTTAATGGGTCTTTTTCAATAAATGTCGGTGTTTTTCTTATTGGTTTTGGTCTATCTTCTTTATAAGCCATGCACATATAACGAATCGCATCACTGGAATGACTAGTCCAATCGTGTAGCGGCCTACTTTTTAACGTCAATAATCGCTCGTCATAATCTTCTCTATATTGCATTAGGCACTCTAAAAGATACTCACACTTGTCAGAGTCAAAATACATAATTGGCAACAATTCTCTAACCGCGTTAATTCCATCATCTACCTTGTGCATTGGAACAATTTTAACATTTCTTTTTTTTCTTTTTAATACTTCAACCCTCGTCAATCCTGTGCCTAATTCTCTTACCCTTGCATCATGAGGTAGCCAATCTACGTCAACAGGATAAGGAAGAGCTTTAAGCCATTCAACATAATGAGGCAATGGCAAAGAATGATTTTCATAATGATTTATTACTCTTATTTCATTGCCAACTTGTTGCCACAGGACAATTGCTAAACTATCGCCTATACCCAAATCCCACGCTGAACTAACAGGCAAGTCAGAATCGTATTCTACCTTTGTTATGCGCTTTGCTTTTCTAGCATCAGCTATTAAGGATGCGTAATAAGCTCCCCCTGTCACGCTTGCATACTCACCATCCCATATATGAGATGCTTTCTCAGGGTCTTGGCCTCGATCTCTTTCCATGTCAGCTTTTAAGGCTTTAGGAAACCATTTATTATCTTGCCAACTTGACTCAACAATAATCGCGTCTTCTGGAGTATATCGCCTTAATAACTTATCAATTGGGTCTAACCTAGATACTGGGTTCCAACTAAACCACAACTCCGAACCTTCGGCTCTAATTGTTGGTGTAAGCAAATCCAAACTTCTTTGACTAATTGTTTGAGCTTCTTCTAACCAAGCTCTATCGATACCTTCTAACGATTTAATTGAAGCAGATGTTGAATTATGAAGCCCTCTAAACAAACAAGTTGAACCTTGTGGCCCTCTGATTTCTTGTTCTGTAATATCAAATAAACTTTCTAAACCATGTCGCTCAATAATGTCTTCAATAAGTTGTTTTACAGAATCCTTAATAGAGTTCTGCACTTCCCTGAGACAAACAACTCTTTTGCCTTCAAGCAACGCAATTACAGTCATCAAACCAAAGAACCACGACTTGCCTGATCCTCTACCACCCCATGCACCTTTATATCTGGCTGGTTTAATAAGAGGCGAAAATACCTCGGGAAAATCAATCTTTAGGTTTAGTTGCATTTAATTGAACATTTACAGAAACATTTCCTTGATGCTCTGTTACGTTTGTTTCTTTCCAACCCATTCTTGTTTTAGACCACCATATTAAAGCTGTAGTATCGCCACCCATAGCTTTGTTGTATAATGTGGTTCCTATAGCTGAATTTGCTTTTGCTAACGCTGTGTCTAATTCTTTGCGAAAATGTTTTCTTAACGTCTTGTCATCAATACCATTCCGAATAACTTTGCATATTGATTCTTGTGGTATGCCTACGGCTGACATTTGCTCAACTTGTTCACGTTCTTGTTCAGTTGGTTTAAATGTTGGTGCGCCTACAGATTTTTTACGTTGCATAGCTTTTTATAGTGGGGAATAATCCACTACCTTCTAATCGTGCATAAAATTCTGTTTTGTTTTTAAATTCTTTATTAAACAAAAACCACGCACAATTTTCATAACCATTTATACCATTTTGCATCCACGAAATTCTTCCCACAGAAACAATTTTTTCACAGTATTTCATGTGTTTTGACATTCGTTTATTGTGCATTACGTCAGCGTTTAATAATAACCAAGTTGGTTTCATTAAACATAAATGACTAATTAATGCTGTTAATATTTTCCATGTCCAAGGTGGGTTAGTAATAAATAAATCACCTTTAACATTTTTAATGTCTAACGCATTTTGACCATCTACTAAATCGCTACACCCAACGCATTTAATTTTATAATTTTCTAAATGCCGAATTAAATCACCTTTACCATGACAAGGCTCATAGAATGTTTCATTGTTTACTAAATGAGGCACAATTGGACTCACCGCCTCTATTGGCGTTGCATAAAAATCTCTCGCTATTTTTTTATAATTTGTTCTTTTACCCATATTTATATCCGCTGGCTCTTATAGAGTGCTAAATGTCGTTTATTTTAATTATTTTTTAAAAAGTTGTCCACAGGCAAAAATGCCACCAAGCGTTTTTTTAAAAAAAATTCGCATTTTGTTTTCAATAGGTTATTTTTTGAAAATGCCGTTTTTGGCGGTTTTTTGCGATTTTCAAAAACCCAATATGTTATAATAGTAAAAATAGTCGAGGAACCAACCTCGATGTTTGTTGAATGTCATTGTAAATATTTAGCCGTGTTGCTGTAGCCTTGACCATGAAAGGACAAGACTATGGAAACACCATATGTTGCTAAAGACCATGAGAGCATTACAACTGCTCTTGCAAATCTTATTGGCGAAACAGTTTGCGTTAGCTGGGTTTTAGATAGAACCCAATTACGCAAATGCTTTGAACCTCAAATTTCAGTTCAAGCAAAACTAGAAGGGTCATCAGAAACTGGAAAATTTCGTGTCCTTGTTAATGATAACACTTACTCATATTTTTATGACAATAGTGTTTGGAGTGTTGGGCAAGATGTAGGCAAGAGAGCTATCATCTTTATCGACAAATAAAACGAAACGCCCCAAGCTGACACTTGGAACGCTTCTAAAAAATAACACTAAACACCGCTACAGTACACGGCTCTTTATTTATAATTGTTACCCTATCAAATGTAAACAATTCCTTCTGGCCTTGTGTAACCTGGTCTTGCTAAAGCATTTGCTAATTGATTAATTTTTACTTCTGCAACTTGTTCTGGAGTTACTACAGGGGTTCCAATTCTAAAAAGTCTGTCATTTCCTTCACCACCTAAAATTTGCTCATCACCTTCAGACCCAAAAATAATGTCATCATCAGTATCAGCAATATTGTTGGGTTTTAATATTGATGGAGTTCCAAAAAAATTAGCAACTTTATCCATGCTTCCACTAAAAATATTTTCCCCATGAGTTCCAGTTTTGGTAAAATCAGAACCATATTGATATGTTGGCCCTGCTAATGACGTTAATGTTCCTAATACTGGGCCACCAACAACAGTTCCTGCAATGCCTAATGGATTGACCTCAAAGCCAACTGGTTGAGTTGTATTTTCTACACCAGCCATTGCCCGACTAAAATCTGGCCCAAATACATCTCTACCTGTAAATTCTGCATCCACGCCAAAAACATTTCCTAATGTTTCAAATGGGGCTGACAATATTGCACCTAATAAACTTGGCTGATTAACATTTGGGATGTTATCTACAGACATAGATGCTCCTACATCTCCAGCTTTATAAGTATAGTTTTGACCAAGTGGCCCATCAAAAGATGTATATGGGTTTTTTGTAGCATCATAAATATTTACAGTATGAGGGAAATCCATCCATGTAGGTATAACCCCCATACCCATGTCTACATCGTCCATGCCACTGCCAAAACTCATATCAGAAAAATCAGATCCAAAATCAGGGTCTGATTCTACAAACCCCCCTTCTCCAAACCCCCCTTCTATAAAAAATTCTGGCATTCCTGTAACTGGATTAATCGTTCCACCATCTGTTACTTCATTCAACAGCATCGCCTCTTCTGGATTAATATGGGCAAGCATGGTGTCACCGCCCCTACCAAACCCTTGTAATATAGCCGCCATTTGTTGAATATTGTTCATTTAACTTTCCATAAAAAAAAGCTCCAAAGTGGAGCGGTTTCTACATATAGTGCCTCATCTTAACTTTTTGTACTATATTCACTCGCAACTCGCAACAATTATTTTTCATATTCTGTAATAATTTGCTAACTGATCTAAAACAATTTTTAATGATCCATAAATTTCTCTTGAGTCTACACCTGATTTAGTTATTGGTTTTTCAAGCCCTACATAATCCCACAATATCTTTCCAGCAATTTCTCCAAGCTCTTTTATGACGTTGTTTACTTTAGTTTTTGCTTCAATAGTTTTAATGTTGTGATTATCAGAAATCATTACTCTTGCAACTTTTTGAAAATCTACCATTGAATAATTATCACTTAATTGAGCCATTTCAAAATCGTAATTAAATATTTTGGCGGCATCTACATGGCGTTGCTTTAATTTTTCTTCAATTCTCCATCGCTCAAAAACTGACAATCTTCTTTGTCTATAGACTCCAGCTTTGTTAGTTTCTTCAATAACAATTGGTTCTGAAGGATCAATTTTTAACATATGTCTCCTCGTTCGTGATAATTTTTTTATTCGTTTTGAAATTTTTTAGATTCCTCTCCAATTTTAATTAAATCTTTTCCTAATTTAATTATTTGGTCTTCAGACAAAACAACAATTTTATTATCAATGCTTAATTTTATTTTATCGTTATCTTTAACCCATATTAATCTCATTATATATACTCTATTAGACTCTTGGTGAAGTTCTGAGCTAAAGGCATAGCACGACCACCCTCAGAATATATCTAAGGATGGTGCTTGCCTCTGCGTGAAGATTAGACTCCTGGAGCCAGCCCCTCGCTATCGGCCTATTATATGAGATAACCACACAATAGTCGGTGTCTACTATACGACCTCGTTATCAGGCCACTAACCACTCTCACACCTTTCGCACCAAGTTTGCCCTATGGTTAGACCCCACAGTAGGGCTTTAAATCAAATGCGCTGCCGTTTTACCCGACCACATTTAATCGAGGCTTTTTCATATGCTGTAACAAATTCCGCATTTTATCAGCCATTTCTTTTCTTTCATCTTCATCTTGATCTTCATACCGCGCTTGATTTAACCACGTTGCCGCTAATGGAATAAATCTTTGCTCTGTTTCTTCGACAATATTTGTTTTGTATCTAAAAGCAAGAGCTGCCTCAACTAATTCTTCTGGAGTAGATCGCGCTAATATTTTAACCCCACAAGTTGCGGTCATTTTCCCTTTAGTCGTTATTTCCTCGAATGTAGCTCGTGCCACAGCCTTACATGATTTTCTCGGGTACACTTCCCAAAATTCCTCAAATGTCATTTCACCCTCGCTTGATATTCTTGTTCTGCCTTGCGACTACAAATTAAGCAAGCATCCAAACCACCAGAAATAATCTTTT